TCCAATCCATGCTCTGCACGATTTACATGACCAAAAACATCAAAAATTCTTAGTAATGTTTGGGTTTAAGAGACTAAAACACCTCCCCGACTTTAAAGAAATATGGATATGGAGTAAAAATGGGTAAATTTTTCAGTGATAAAGGTACGTCCAGCGCAGTTAGTTCTGGTGATGCTATCTCAAATGCAGCGTTTGGTATTGCTAAACCTCTTTATCAACAAGCTGTTACAGCTAGTGGTAACACATTAACAGATATTATCTATAACCCAGCTTATACTGGTCAACGAGTAGCTGGTTTGAACCCTTTTCAAACAGGTTCTGCTAATACTTTAGGAACTTTTGGACAAAACACCGCTAACTTAGGTTACGCAGGTGTTGCTGCTGGTGTTCCTAACGTAATGGCTAGTGGTAACGTGGGTGCTAATGCTGCTGATCTATTTAAACAGTACAGTGGTGATCCTACACAACAAATTTTAGGTACTGCTTCTCAGTACGCTAACAATCCTTATGTCTCAGGCATGATTGATGCTGCAACTAGAGACGTAAACCGTAATTTATTTGAACAACAACTACCTGGTATTAATAGGTCTGCTGCTGGAACAGGTAACATTAACTCTTCTAGAGCTGGTGTAGAGTCTGCTATCGCTACTCGTGGTGCCGCTGATCGTATGACCGATCTAGCAAGTAACATTCGTGGTAATTTGTTCTCTACAGGTCTTACACAAGGCCAAAACCAATACAACCAGAACCTACAAAACTTGTTAGGTGCTAATCAACAGCTTCTACAGGGCGGGCAATTCGGTATTAATGCTATGGCTGGTGGTCAAGACTTTGCTAACACAGCCTTTGGTCAAGGACAGACAGCTGGCGGTCTATATCAGACTCAGAACCAAGCAGAGTTGGATGCACAGAAAGCTCAGTTTGATGAAAGTCAGGCTAACACTCTTAATGCTCTTAAGACCATTTCAGGTGTTGCTGGTATTGGTGGTACTTTTGATGGTGGAGCCTCTTCTAAATCAGGTACAGAGACATATAGACCATCTACAGCGTCTACTCTTGGTGGTATCGCTAAGTCTTTCTTCTCTGATCCTCGTATGAAAGAAAATGTTCAATACGTAGGTAAGTCTGTTGGTGGTCATAATATTTATGATTACGAATACAAGCCTGAGTTTAAAGATATTGCAGGTCACGGCAAGTTCCGTGGTGTCATGGCTGATGAAGTTGAAGCAGTTATCCCTCAAGCTATCTCTGTGGCCTCTAATGGTTACAAGATGGTTGATTACTCTATGGTGAAATAATATGGCTTCAATTTTTGATATTCTATCAGGGATGTCTCAAGAACAAAACCAGACTCCTATCGATTGGAAAAGACAAGGTATGCTGTCTCAAGATGAGCAGCCTCCTACTGATCCATTTATGCCTGATAATTCAGTAGCAACACCAGGTTTTAATCCTGCTGCTTCTCGTAATCCAAACCCAGGTATGCTAAACCAAGCACAAGGCCAAGGAATTTTAAATAACGGTCAACAGCAGGGCGGTTTCTTTGATGGTTTTGGAAATAAATTTGCTAATGCTTTATTAGCGGGTGGTTCTAGAAACCCAGCAGAAACCATCACAAAACTTCAGGCCTCTGATGCTGAAATTAACAGACCAAAAGTTACTCCTTTGGCTGATGGTGCTTTTTCTCAAATCGCTTTTCCAAACGGAACAACAAAGATTGTAAGAAACGATCAAGTAGCAGACTTCTTGAAACAACAAGGAGAAAGCAAGTTCCAACAAGGTTTAGAAAAGATTATTTTAGGTGGAAGAGTACAGTCTCAATTAGCAGATGTTAAGGGAGACCTAAAGACTGCTCAAGATGCCTCAGCTGGTCTACAAGAAACAACAAGCTTAAAGAATAGATACAAAAACGCAATGGATATTGTAGCACCTGTTAAGTTAAATCCTGATGGTACTCCAGCACTTGGTGAAGACGGTGCACCTATTAGAGTACCTCGTCCTTTAACAGAAAGAGCTGCGGCACTTCCTGGTGTTAAACCGTTAGCTGAGTTCTTTGGTGCTAAAGGTGCTGCTGATAATTTAGCACTACAAGAAATCACTGTAGATGAAACTCTATTAAAGACAGCGAATACTAAGGGTGCTATTTCTAACCAAGAGATGGACCTGTTTAAATCGCCTATGCCTAAACCTTGGGCTGATCCTGACTTATGGGTGGCTCAAGCAACTAAGCGTTTACAGGTTCTTGATAAGATTGAAAAGTATCAACAAGGACAAATAGCTAAGGGCCAAGACCCAGCATCAGGAATCACAGGAAAACCTGTTGGTTCTTCTCAAGCTGCCCCTAATGCTGCTAAATATCAGCCTGTTGATGAATCGGCTGTTAGATCTGCTGGTTTAGTTTTTGACCCAGCTTATGAGCACTTCTATGTTGATGGTAAAATCAGAAGGAAAAAGAAATAATGTCTCAATGGGAATCTGTTCCAGTAGCACTGGATGGCAATACAAAGAAATTCTTAGATTTTTTAGGACAGGCTGAGGGAGCAGATTACAACACTATTGTAGGCGGTGGAAAGTTTGAAGATTATCAAGCGCATCCAAATGTGGTAGGACTTCGCACTAAAGAAGGCCCATCAACAGCTGCTGGTAAATATCAAATTACTAACACTACCTACAAAGATGTTGCATCTAAACTCGGCATTAACGATTTTAGTCCTGAAAGTCAAGACAGAATAGCTTTAGAATTAATTAAACGTGGTGGTGCTTTAGAAGATGTCCAAAAGGGTGATTACAACGCTGCCATTGGTAAGCTTGGTAAAACCTGGGCATCTCTTCCTAGCAGCCCATATAGTCAACCTAAGAAATCACAATCGTGGGTAGAAAAAACCTTAGATATGGTGGTATCTCCAGCTCAAGCACAGCCTATGACAAATCAAAATCAAATGGAAGAAGTTCCTACACAGTCTGGCGGCCCTGCTTGGGAAGATGTTCCTAAACAACAAGCCGAATTTGAAGATGTCCCTAGGGTTACTACAGCTGCTCCTAAGGTTTCTCAAGAGGCCCCTAAACGAACAACTACTGAGGAACTCGGTAGACAGGGCGGATTAACTGGAAGGTACGCTTTACAAGGTGCTGAGAAAGCTTTTACATTCCCTGTAAGAGCTGTAGGTGAAGCTGTCGGTTCTGGCGCAGAAATGCTCGGTTTAAAAGACGCAGGTGGTTGGATTCGTCAAAACTTAGGTATGGGTTCTAATGCTGGTGCTCAAGTGGCTAATGCCTTAGACCTACCTAAACCAGTTGGCGGTGTTGAGAAGTTTGTAGGTGGTGCTTCTGAGTTGTTATCAGGACTTGGTGTTGGTAATGTAGTATCTAAAGTCCCTGGGGCTGTTGAAAACGTTTTAGCTAGAACTACAGCCAAAGCCGTACCTACTGGTGCCCCTACTACAGCACAACAAGTGTTGACAGCAACAATGCCAGCACCTACATCAACAGCTAGTACGGCTGTTCAGGCAGGTTTGGGCGGTGCAATGGAAGTTGCCCCAGTTGAAACAGCCGCTGCTCTAGCTTTAGTGACAGCTGGTAAGGCTGGTTACGATGCTAAGAAGCTTAATAGTGCTGTAAACAACATTGTTAAGAACGCAGGTAACGATAAAAATGCGTTAATGGACGCTGAGATCATAAAGCGAATGGGTAATGTTGCTTCAGACCCAACACGTTTTGTAAAAGGTAAAGCCCCAGATACTTTAAGTGCTGAAACTTTAAATCAGGCAGTAACTAAGTCTTTCTTAGATCCTGTCAGAAAAGCCTTAAATGATATTCCTAAATCTCAAAGGGATGAAAATTATAAGGCTTTATCAGAGGCAGTAAAGGGAACTAATTGGAACTCTTTGTCTGCTGAAGCTAGAAACGCTTTAAGAGGAACTCCTCAGGGTGATGCTGTAGCGGATGCTATTGAAAAGGCTATTAGAAGTAAAACATTAACTTCAGCTGTAAAAGCTAGAGGTGGGGTTGTTGGTAACGTAATTAGAGAAGGTTTAGATAGAGCACCTGCTACTATTGCTTCTTCTATGGCTTTTGGTATTCCTGTCCCTGTTAAATTATCTTCTACAGGTTTAGGACAACGGTTGTTGGGTAGACAAACCAGGGAAGACGTTGCTTCTAACCTATTAACACCTAGAAGTCAACAAGCGGCTGATGTTGTTTTAAATAAATTTAACACAGGTTCTCCATCAACTTTAGAAAACTTACAAAACCTAGCCACTAAAGCAAAATCAGCTGACGCTGCTAGAGTAGCCGCTTTAAAACAAAATAAAGCCCAACAAGCAGCAGAAATTCTAAAGAATAAGAATGAAGTATTAGGCGCAAGCCGTATGCCTTTGGGTGGTGCTTTCCAAGAGTTACTCCCTGGAGGTAAATCAGGATTAAACTTAAACTCTGCTGATGCTATTGATGCTTTAAGAGTTGTGTCTCAATATGGAAAAGTAGATCCTAAATTTAAAGGAACTGCTGACGCTGCTAGACAAATTCTAAAGAGTGGTGGTGACATTAAAGACACTAACACTTTCTACGGTGTCCAAAACCTTATTAGAAGGCTTTCTGAAGAGGGTAAAATAGTTGGTAAAGCTGCTCCTGCATCTGAAGGTATTTTGTCAAGCGGTATTCGTAACCCTATTTCTTATGAAGCCAATGTTAAAAATGCTACAGAGGCTGCTAAGTTAGCTAGGGAAGCTGCACCAACACCTTCTTTAGGTATTTTCGCTTCTAAGATAGCGGGTACTAAATCTCCAGCAGACAAACTGGCTCTTGTAGAGTCACGTTTAGCTAAGGCAACAGACCCAGCTGAGATTGAATATTTAAATAAAATGGTAATGCCTCTTACTAAATTTGGTAAGAAATAAAGGAGAGAAATGAAACCACAAGAACTATACCAGCAATGGTCACAGTTCGAGGCGATGATTGAAAGTAGATCATTGTCAAATGCAGATAAGGTAAAGCTGGGTGAGGAGTGGGTAAAAGCCCTCCCACCTAAGCTTCTCTGCACATCGAGCCAACTATCCTATGAAGTTGTACATAACTCCATGACAGGACGTTTGAAAGATATAAAGGAATTAGAGAATGGGAGCACCACTCCAGCCAAGAAAGAAAAGACAGAAAGAGATGAGAAGGTCGATAACGGACCCCGAGAAGAACCTATTCGTGAGGATGCAACTGACGGAAGAGGGAAGGACTCTGTGGAAAATTTGGACAGACCGAAGAAATCTAAGCCCAAACGGTAAGAAAAACGGTAGGCCTCTTGGATCTATAGATGGTTATAGCCAAGCGAATTTAAGAAAGCAGCGCAAGGTTGCCAAGAACGAAGCAAAGGAAATTGTAAAATATATGGAAGAAACTAAAGGTTTTGTAGTACCTAAGGCAGAATTTGCTCGTGAGGCTATTGTGGCTGCCGTAGAGACAATGCGAATGGAAGCTATTAGTCCTAAAGATAAACTAGCGGCTGCTAGATTAGTACTAGACTTCACACTAGCAAAACCTGCATCTCAAGCTGAAGTTACAGTAAAGAGAGCAGAAGATTTCTTAGCGGACATCGCTGTAGAGATGGAACAAACAAAACAGATTGAGTAATCATGGATGATAAGCTTTTAGAAATACGTAAAAGACTATTCACTGATTTCTCTTTCTACTCTAAACACGCACTTAAAGTTAGAACTAAAGATGGCGATATTAAGCCTTTTGTTCTTAATGAAGCGCAAACAGTTTTGTTAGATAAGATTGAAAACCAGTTAGCGACTGAAGGTAAAATCAGGATCGTAATTCTAAAAGCTCGTCAGATGGGACTATCTACTTTTGTAGGTGGCTTCTTATACTCTAGGGTGTCTCAAAGAAAAGCTAAGAAGGCTTTGGTTGTAACTCACTTAGCTGAGTCAACTAAATCACTATTTGACTTGACTAAACGATACCATGATAATTGTCCAGAGATTTTAAAACCTCAGACAAAGTATTCATCTCGAAAAGAATTAGTATTTAACTTACTTGATAGTGCCTATGCAGTTGCTACAGCTGGTGGTGATGGTATTGCCCGTGGTGAAACGATTACAGACGCTCACTTATCAGAACTAGCCTTCTGGCCTCCTGCGTCCGCAAGAGACAACCTTAACGCTATTCTACAGGCCATCCCAAACTCTAAAGATACAGCCATCTTTGTCGAAAGTACAGCTAACGGTGTTGCTGGTCCTTTTGCAGAGTTATGGAGAGGAGCCGTAGAGGGTACTAATGGTTTTATACCAGTGTTCCTTCCATGGAACATACAAAAAGAGTACCGTGAACCAGTTCCTGCAACCTTCAAGATTACTCCTGAAGAAGAAGAGCTAGTTGAAAAACATGGGCTCGACAATGAACAGTTAATGTTTAGACGAAAGAAGATAGCTGCATCAGGTAGAGAATTATTCATGCAAGAATACCCTCTGACTCCTGAAGAAGCCTTCATTACGTCTGGTAGACCTATCTTTAACCTTGAGCAATTACAGAATATGCTTAACAAGGCTCCTGATCCAATTGAAAGATTGGCATTAGAACAAGAAGAGTGGGTTGAAAATAACAGAGGCGAGTTGATTGTCTATAAACAACACGATCCAGGTGAAACTTATTATATCGGCTCTGACATCAGTATGGGTGTCCGAGGTGGTGACTACTCAGTAGCGCAGGTCCTTGACTCTAAGAAGAGGCAGGTAGCTGTTTACAGAGCTCACGTCCACCCTGATTACTTCGCTACAGTACTCTACCATTTAGGTATGTATTACAACGTAGCTAAGATTATTCCTGAAAATAATAACCATGGTATTTTAACCTGTACAAGACTAGGTAAAGACTTAGCGTATCCCAACGTCTACATGACAATGGATGTTGATAAGCTTACTGAAAAAGAAACAGTTAAGATAGGTTTCACAACAAACGTAAAAACCAAACCTCTAATTATTGACCAACTTAGGGCTTCTCTACGAGAGCAAGAAGTTGAGTTAAACGATAAGATTACTATTCGTGAACTAATGACTTATATCGCTAATGAAACTGGCGGTATGGAAGCCGAAAGCGGCTGTTATGATGACTGTGTTATTTCCTTAGCACTGGCCAATCACGTTCATGAGGGTAGGTTTACTCCAATTGAAGTCACTGACGATTTCTATATCGAAGCCCTTTAGGAAATTATGGATAAAAAAAGATTTAAACCAATTAAAAAGGATGAGCTTGCAAGTCTCGTAGAACGGCAGATCAAATCTTCAGTCGGATACTATGATTCAAAGCTTTCCAAAGAGCGTGAGAAGGTCCTAGATTACTATAATGCAATCTTACCTAAGCCTACTCACCCCTCGCAGTCTAAATACGTCTCTATGGACGTTTATGATTCAGTGGAGTCTCTTAAGGCAGTATTGCTAGAAACGTTTGCAGCAGGTAATCGCATTGTCCAGTTTGATCCTCAAGGTGAAGATGACGTAGAATCTGCTCAAGTACAGACAGACTATTGTGACTTTGTTGTACACCGTCAAAACCCAGGTTATAAGATTTTCTCTGATGTAATTCAGGATGGTCTAATGGCTCGTGTAGGTGTCGCTAAGGTTTACTGGGATAAACAGGTAGAAGAGTGCGAAGAAGAGTTCTCAAACATCACTATTGATGAGTTAGATGTGCTCTATGCTGATGACTCTATTACTGAAATCGAAGCAGAAGTAGATGAACTTACTGGCCTATACAGTGGTGAATTAACTCGCCAGATTAACAAGAGTCAGGTTAGGATTGATGTAATCCCGCCAGAAGAGTTCTTAATTACTCCTCAGGCAAAGACAATCCAAGAGGCCCCTTTTGTAGCCCACAGAACTTCTAAGTCTATTTCAGACCTAATTGAAGAGGGTTATGATCCTGAGCTAGTCGCTGACATTGGCCCTGGTGGTGATGAGGCAGAACTAACTACAGACCCTGAAGTTCTAGCCCGTTTTGAGTCTATTGGTGCCGATAGGTTAAACCTAGAGGACAATGGCCAGGAACAGTCTAGAAAAGTAATTGTCTATGAGTGCTACACATATTTAGATAAAGAAGGTACTGGTAAAACTAAACTATATAAAGTAGTTAAAGTTAATAATGTTATTCTTGACGAAGAAGAAGTAGACAAGAAGCCTTTCATTGATTTTGTGCCACTACCAATCCCACATAGCTTCTATGGCTCTAACTATGCAGCTAAAGTTATTCCTACGCAAAATGCTCGTACAACACTTGTACGTGGTATTCTTGACCACACTGTTAGTACCAACAACCCACGTTACCAGGTCGTTAAAGGCTCCCTTACTAATCCTAAGGAGTTAATTGAGAACCGCTTTGGTGGTATCGTTAACGTAACACGTCCTGATGGTATTAGCCCACTAGCACAAGCTTCACTAAACCCATTCGTATTCCAGACAATTCAATTGTTGGATGAAGATAAGGAAGAAGCTACTGGTGTGTCTAAGTTGTCTCAAGGCATGAACAAAGATGCAATTTCTAAGCAGAACTCACAAGGTAGTTTAGAGAATCTAGTAACTCTTTCACAACAGCGTGAGAAGATTATTGCTCGTAACTTTGCTAATGGTTTCTTGAAACCTTTGTACTTAGAAGTATACCGTTTAGTAACAGCTCATGAAGTTGGTGAGAAAGTGATGAAGGTAGCTGGTAGCTTCCAAAGAGTCCTTCCGTCAACATGGGAAGAGCGTACAGACGCTGTAGTAGAAATGAAGCTTGGCTACGGTGAGCAAGAGAAAGAATCTGAGAAGTATGTAGTATTACATCAGTTCCTATCTGCTGATCCAGCACTAGCATCTATGTATGGTGCAGATAAGAAATACAACATGGCTAAGACCATTATGGAAAAAGCTGGTATCAAGAATATCAACTCATTCCTAATGAAGCCAGAAGAAATCAAACCTCCACAACCAGACCCAGTACTTGTTAAGCAGATGGAACTTGAAGAGCGTAAAGTCGTTACTCAAGAGAAAGTTGCTGATAACAGTTCTAAGAAGGTTGAATTCAATGCACAACTTGAAGCTCAACAGATTGAGATCAATAGACTCAAATATGAGCTTGAGAAGTTCCTTGGTGAACGTGAGGCAGAACGTAAAGACTTCGATGTGGCCTCTAAGGCAGCTATCTCTGTACAAGAGATGGAACTTGCAAAACAGGCACCAGAAGAACAAGTACGAGCAATCGTATCCCCTAACTAATCATTCAGATAAAGGAGAGATTTATGAATGAAGAACAACTGGTAACGAGGGGAACCTCGGCCCAGGATTTATTGTCTAACACTACATTTAATAAGCTAAGTAAGGAACTATTAGATCATTACATCTCTATGTTCCTTTCTTCAGCACCTAATGATGTCGAAGGACGTAACTCAGCATATTACCAATGTCGTTCTTTGCAAGACCTTATCGCTGTATTACAGCAATGGGTTGTAATCAAAGACAACATTTTATCTAATAACACTTCCGAGGAAGAAGAAACATTATGACAACTACTACCCAAACGGGCGTGGTTCAAGGAACAAATACTCAGCTTGAACTAGGTCTTTTAACTGAAGCAGAAGCTGAGGACGCATTTTTGGACAGATGGACTGAAGAGGACTCTCCAGAGGAGACATCCGATAAGCCTGAAGTCAAAGAAGAGCCAGAAGACACCGATGAGGAAACTCAAGAGGACGAAGGCGAGAGTGAAGAAGAAACTGAAGAATCTGAAGAGGACGATACAGACCCTGACGAAGAAACTGAAGAAGAAACCGAAGATGACGAAGAGGAATCTGAAGAAGAGGAAGAAGAGCCTGAGGCTAAGAAAACTCTTGAAGATGATGCCGAAGTAGAAGTCAAGGTGGACGGTGAAGTTAAAAAGGTATCTGTAAAAGAACTAAAAAGACTTTGGGGACAAGAACAAGCACTCACACGGAAAAACCAAGAAGTAGCAGCCAAGCGCAAGGCGATAGAGCACACTGAAAGTAAGCTCGCAGTTTCATACGAAAAGTTATATCAGAAGGCAGCAGATCGCTGGGAACCTTACAGTAAAATTGATATGCTTGTCGCAAGTAAACAGCTCGATGCTGATCAGTTTGCAGCACTACGTCAAGAAGCGCAAGCCGCCTGGGAGGATTTCCGTTTTATCTCTGAAGAGGCTGACACGTTCGTTAAACAGAACGCAGCGCAGCAACAAGAGCAACTAAAGGCAGCAGCACAAGAGGCTGTTGTTGAACTTAAGAAGGCTATCCCGAACTGGAATTCTAATTTATATGATTCTATTCGTGAATATGCAATCACACTAGGCATGGATGCTGAGGTTATTAATAATCTAGTAGATCCAGTAGCAATCCAATTGATTCATAAAGCTCGTCTCTATGATGAATCTAAGAAGGTAGTTACCAAGAAGAAGGTTCTTGCACCTAAGAAAGTCATTAAATCAACTAAAACTACGTCAACAAAAGAATTTAAGCCTAACACTAAAGATGCTATGGCTCAAAAGTTACGTAATACTGGTGATCTTGATGATGCTGCTGATTTATTCTTAAGTCGTTGGCAACAAGACGAGTAATCATTCACAATCCAAAATCCAAAAAGAAAGAAATAAATAATGGCAAGTTTTAAGACCTATGACCAAGTTGGTAAAAAAGAAGACATCTCTGAGATCATTTCTAACATCAGCCCAACTACAACTCCTTTTCAATCTCTATTGAAGAGCGAGAAGTGCTCTAACACAGTTTTCGGTTGGCAAGAAGACAGCTTGACAGCAGTTGCTGACAATGCTCAAGTTGAAGGCTTCCAAGCTTCTGACAACACATTGACACCAACAGTATTACGTCAAAACTACACACAGATTATGTCTAAAGTAGTTAACGTAACTGCTACTGCTGACGCTATTGCTACTTATGGCCGTGCTAAGGAGACTGCATACCAGTTGAGTAAAAAATCTGCCGAGCTAAAGCGTGAAGTAGAGTTCCACTTAGTTGGTAAAGCTCAGAACGCTACTGTAGGTAACGGTACAGACACAGCAAGACGTTTTGCTAACGCTTTCGGTACAGACGTTGCTGGTGCAGCTGTTATTGATGCTTCAGTAACTGTTGACACAGCTGGCGCATTGACAGAGCAAGACATCCTTGACGTTAACCAAAAGTTGTACGAAGCTGGTTCTGATGCTTCATACATCATGGTTAAACCTGCTGATTCTTTGATCATCGCTAACTTTGACAAATCAGCTGGCCGTAACCGTACAATCAATGACGGTGGCAAGACTGTAGTTAACGCTGTTGACTTGTATGTTTCTCCATTCGGTGAGCAAAAAGTTATCATCAACCGCTTTATCAAGGCTACTGAGGCTTTGGTATTCAAGCCAGAAATGTGGAAAATGGTTAACTTACGTCCATTTACACGTGAGTTGTTGGCTAAGACAGGTGACTCTGACCGTCACATGATCGTTGGTGAGCTTTCATTGAAGCACATGAACTACAAAGGCACTGGCCGTATTACTGGTTTAACTGGTACTAACGGTAACGTACCTGCTTAATAGTTTAACGGTATAAGAGGAGGGGGTTACGTCCCCCTCTTTTTAACTTGGTTCCATAACCTCTCCTATTTAGGACAGTAACCGTTTTTGGGTGGGGTGGGTCTCTCTCCTACCTGCCTCATCCTCTTTTATATAAAATCATGACACAAAAAATTATTGAACAACAAATAGACTTTGACGAAAACAGTGAAGGTCTCGTAGTAATCAAATCTCAAGACATTCCACAGTGGTGGATAGATGATCTTAAGGAAGCCAGATTCCAATCTAAATTTAGTAAGGCTGGTGAAATGCACAGGGTTGCTTCAGTCCCCCAAGCGGTGGTCGAGAAGTGGCTTTCAGAGGGCTATGATGTCCATAAGGAGCCTGTAGCTAAATCTGTAGCTAAACTTAAGGCTGAAGGTCTAGAGTTCTTTGTAACATCAGATAAGGTATAAAATGAATAAATTAGGAATACGTAATCAGATTAAGGGCCTCCTTAACCGTAATGATTTAACAGACACACAAGCTGACATCTTTATTGACCAGGCTGTAGCAAGGATTCAACGCACTCTGCGTATTCCTAGTATGGAAAAGACTGTAGTATATACAACAGGAACGACTGCCCAGGACCTCCTAACACTACCCACAGATTTCCTTCAGTTAAAGCATTTGTATACTCAGAACGGTACCATTAGGTATGTCGATTTAAATGAGTATATTATGACTCAAGATGCCCCAGGTAATGCGCCCAGCATCTATACAAGAATCCAAGGAAGTCTACAGATTAAATCTAGTCCTCCTGTGGGTTACAAGATTTACATGGTTTACTACGGTGAGATTCCAGATCTAGTATCTGATACGTCTACAAACTTTGTTACAGAGATAGCTCCAGATTTATTGGTGTATGGTGCCTTAACATTTGCTGCTGACTTCTTCTTAGATGATCGTAAAGATTCTTTTGAAGCTACTGCTGTCCGTATCTATGAAGAAATCGTAACACAAGCTATTGAGATGGAATTCGCCCAAGAGGGTATGGCCATTTCTACTTCTGCAAACAATCCTGAATATTAATAAGGAAAAACATGGCTACTACCAGTTTCTTTTATGGCAGTTCTCCTGCTCCTGAACAAAGCACACTTAATGAGTTAATTGCTGATTTAGAAGCAAAGGTAGCAGCTGCTCAATTATCACAGAACGCTGCTGCAACATCAGCTGCTAATGCTCTGTCCTCTGCGAATAACGCTAAGGCTTCTGAAAACAGCGTATCCTCTTTACTAGCACAAGCTCAGGCTACTTTAAATGCGGCTGTGGCTGCTCAAGTGGCCGCTGAGGCTGCTCTATTGGCTTCTCAGAACGCTATTGTGACAGTTAATGCTGGTGTTGCTCAGGCTGAGGCTGCTAAGGTAGCTGCTCAGGCTGCTCAAGCTCTTGCTGAGACTGCTAAGGCTAACGCTGAGACAGCTGAAGTTAATGCTGAGGCTGCTGCTGCGGCTGCATTGGTATCTCAAAACGCTGCTGCTTCTAGTGCTTCTGCTGCTTCTACAAGTGCAACTGCTGCTCAAACAGCTGAGAACAACGCAGAGCTTGCTGAAGTTAACGCTGAGATAGCTCAAGCGGCTGCTGAGGTTGCTAAATCTGGTGCTGAAACAGCGGCCACAGCTGCTTCTGGTTCTGCATCAGCTGCAAGTATTTCTGCTACTACAGCTAACAATGCGGCTACTACAGCCACAACTGCTGCTACAGCTTCTGCTGGATCTGCCACTAACTCTGCTAATAGTGCAACTGCTGCAAGCGGTTTTGCTAACAATGCCAGTGCCTCTGCTAATCTTGCAGAAGACTGGGCAAATAAAACTACTGGTACTGTAGATGGTGTAGAGTACTCAGCTAAGAAGTATGCTCAAGATGCGGCTACTGCTGCTGCTTCTGTCGATATTGACGGTATTATTAATACAGTCGGTGAGCTTACAGCTGATATGTCTGGTTTCTTAAACAGAACTTCTTCTACTATCTCATTCGATAATGGTACAAGAACACTAACATTAACACCCACAACAGCCACTTTAGTATACTATAGAGGGCTTGAGTACACTATTGCTGTAGCTAAGACTCTTCAGATTACAAACACTACTGGTGGCCGTTACATTACTTATGATCCAGTAACTGGTTTATTAGTAGAGGGTACATCAACTCCTGATATTAGAGCTTCTATTCTAGTTGCATACGTTTACTGGGATGTAGTAAATAGTAAAGCTATTATCGTTGGTGATGAGCGTCACTCAGTACAAAGAGACACACAGTGGCACTACTCTCAACATAGAGACATCGGAGCCATTTGGAGATCTGGTGGTGCCATTAATTACACTTTAAACAGCAACACAGTGTCTGTAGGTTTCGTAACACCTATTAACATTGCTGACGAAGATGTAGAGCACTCTATTACTCACTCAGCGACTCCTTCAGGTAACTATAGTCAAGTATTGGATTCCATTGCTTCTCTGCCTGTTATCTATTTGAATGGTACTGGGTATGTTGAGACTACTCCTGCTACTGACCCGTGGGTTAAGGGGTCTGTATATGCAGCCTATAACCTAATTTCAGGTAACTCAGGAAGTCTTGCGGATTCCACATTAAACAAATACATCTCCTATTGGGTTGTAGCTACAAACGATAAGAACTATCCAGTTAAGTTAGTAATGGGCCGTGGCTCATATAACCAAATTGATGATGCTTATGCTGAAGTCTTTGATGACTATGGTTTATCATTACCTGAGTTTGTAACTATGTATCAGGTAGTATTAAAGGTTGGTACTTATACAAACAATGCTGGTGTACAAATTGTAGGTGTTCGTTTAATTGAAGATCAACAAGCTAGTGCTTTAGCATTTAGTGCTTCTAGCCACAACTCTTTAACTGATAGATCAGCTACTGATCAACACCCTATATCAGCGATTACAGGCCTTCAGGCTTCTTTAGATACCAAAGCGAATACTTCTGGTTCTAATGCTACTGGTACTTGGGCAATCTCTGTTTCAGGAAATGCAGCTACTGCAACTTCAGTTACATGGTCTGGTATTTTAAGTACACCAACTACTATTAGTGGTTATGGTATTACTGATGCTATTACTACTGCTAACATAGGTTCTCAATCTGTTAACTATGCGACTACTGCTGGTTCTGCTAGTACAGCTAACTCAGCTACTACTGCTACAAACGCTACTAGTGCTACATCAGCTGGGTATTTAAATAATGCCTTTGCTTACACAAACGGTGGAGATGGTTGGTTTAGAAGCACGGGTGCTGCTGGTTGGTATAATGCTACTTATAGTGTAGGTATTTATGCTACCGAAGCGGGCAACGTAAGAACGTATGGTGGTGCAAACTTTATTGGTGCAGGAAACGTAACAGCTTACTCTGATGAAAGAGTAAAAACTAATTGGAGAAGTTTACCAAGCAATTTTATTGAACACTTGGCAAATTTAAAATCAGGTATTTATGATAGAACTGATATAGTAGCCACACAAGTAGGTGTTGGTGCTCAGTCCTTACAAAAGTTTTTGCCTGAGGCTATTGTTGAAATTGGTGATAAAGAATTATCAGTTGCATATGGTAACGCTGCTCTTGTAGCTGCTGTTGAATTAGCAAAAGAAGTTGTTTTATTAAGAAAAGAAATAGAAGAATTAAAGAAAGGTAATTAACTATGACGCTACCTGCTTCAGGACCCCTATCGATCCAGCAGATTAATGCTGAGTTTGGCAGAGGTAACGATTTAAATTCCTACCGTGGAACTACATGGTATACAGATGCAGGTGGCTCAGGTACCTTCCCTACTGGTGCTATTAGTATTGGTGATTTCTTTGGTAAACGGGCCAATAGCCCTAGCTTTAGCTTTACCATTTCATCACACATAGATCAGGCCAACTTAAGAACACTTGCTGTAAATGCTGGGTGGAATCAATCTTCTCCAGTCACTGCGACACTTGCTTCTGGATATTACCTATATTCATCTAACGTAGGAGCTGCTGCATTAACTATTGACGGCTCGTGGCCTGGTGGTGTAACGTTTGTAAACAACGGCTACGTAATGGGTATGGGCGGTACTGGTGGTGGTCACGGTTATCAATCAGCCCCAACAGCAACTACTTATGTTAATTCTGGTCAAACAGTTGGCGGACCTGCAATTATTTTAGGTGTTTCTTGTACTATCCAAAACAATTCATACATTGCTGGTGGTGGCGGTGGTGGTGGTAGTTGTGTTTCTGGATTTGGTACAGGAGCTGGATATGGTGGTGGTGGTGGTGCTGGTGGCGGTTCTGGTGGTACTTCTTTCTTACTAAATAACGGAGCCTACACTTGGTACTACGGTGGTGGCGGTGGTGGTTTAGGTGGTTCAGGAGCAGGCTCAGGATCTCAAGGTGGTGGCGGTGGCGGTAGAATTCTACCTGGTAGTAACATAACACAAACTGCAAGTAACGCTTATGGTGGTTATTCAACATCTACTGGCGGCGGTGGTGGAAACCCTGGTTCAGCTACAACAGTATTCGTAAGTAATACTACTGCAAGTGGTGGAATGGCTGCAGGTTTAGGCGGTTCTGGTGGTGGTACTGGTTCTGTATATAACGGCTCTGGTCAATACTCAAGTTATGCAGACGCTGCTGGCGGTGGCGGTGGGTGGGGAGCTTCAGGCGGTACAGGAATACGTAACAATGCTGTAAGCGGAACAGGTGCATCAGGTGGTAAGTGTGTACATTTAAACGGCTACTCAGTCTCATGGGCAGCTACAGGAACTAGATATGGAGCAATCTCATAATGACAATTAAATATGCTTTGTTAGACCCAGCTACAGGTCAATATGAGTATTTTGATTCTGAAGCTGATATAAAAATAAAACTAGCTGAAAGAGCTCTAGCTTTCTATTTAACTCACGGACATGGTGTTGCATATAATACCGTTACTACCGATGAAAACGGTTGGGAAACTTGGAGTTCTTCTAGTGCAGTAACTTCTATCGATGAAGCTGAAATTATAAAAGAGATACAGAGTAAATTATGATTATACCTGAAACATGGAAATCAACAGATGATTTTGCTAAATGGTATGTAGATAACGGACTACCGTTTATGCCTCCTGTTGATGTTGAAGTGTTTAACTCTGATGATGCCACGGCTTTTTGTATGTTTCGTAAAGGGCAATTTCAGGTTGAATTATATTTAATTTTTCCTCAGCCTTTTGTTCCTATCCATGAGCATCCAGGGGTAGAGGTAATAGAAACACCAGTAACAGAAGGGTTGGTTCATTTAATACCTACACTACGTAATGGTGAAGCTCATGGGCAAGGTATTAGAGATAGGGCTGAATTAAGAGGTTATCCTCTAGTGTCTATTCAAAGATGGCACCCCAAACTAACACCAACCACTGTTGCAACTCAGTGGAAAGGCAAAACAGTAGGTCCTAAACACGAAGCTTTAATTCGTAGATTTAATCCTAATGCTTTTATCTTTGATGGTTATGCAGACACAACAAAAACAATGGACTACCTAGAGGAACTTAAAAATGCCAAGAATACTTGAAACAGAAGTCATGAGCGATCCTTTACAGGTAGAGTCTTATGCTGAGTTTGATAAGACACCTATTATAGAAATTTACGTCTCTAAACTAAACCTTAACCAAACAGGAAAAGTCTTAGATATAGGCTGTGGTGCTGGGGATTATTTCCCTAAGCTAACCTCAGCTTATCCTAACGTCCTCTTTACTGGTATCGATGGCTCTACAACAATGCTACAAAAGGCTGCTGCTAGAAACATCGCTAACATTACTTTAGAAAACCGTATTATCCCTGATTTATCAATCACGGAGAAGTACGATGGTATTATCAGCAGTATGGTTCTACACCAACTTGCTAACCCACAAGGTATGTGGGACACGATAAAACAAGTAGGAAATCCTGGATCTAAAATCTTTATCATGGATATGGTAAGGGTAGAAAACCAAGAAGTAAGATCCTATATATTACAAACTTATGCACCAGAAGCTAAGTACGAACAATTTAGATTAGACTTTGATAACTCTATGAAGGCTGCCTTTACTGTATCAGAAGTAGAGAAGCAGTTACAAGAGGCCAACTTAGGTCATCTAGAGGTGTCTACCTTAGAGCTTCCTGCTTCATGGCAATTATTATTTATTCAAGGAAGTCTATGACAGACCACGTAGAAAGAACGGCTGTCCTGGAAACTAAGGTTTCTTCTCTAGAAGATAACCACCAGGAAATGCTAAAATTAATGCACGAAATAAAAGACGAGATGACTAGATACAAAGGCTTCTTAGGGGGTGTTGCGTTCCTTATATCAGCCATTGGTGTAGCCCTTATGTTCTTTAAAGAGTGGATTATAAAACACTTAGGATAACTTATGAACCCTTTAGCTATCATAGAAATAGGCGCAAGGCTCCTTGATAAAATCATCCCTGATAAAGATGCAAGAGAAAAAGCTCAAGCAGAACTAATCAGAGCTGCTCAGGATCAAGACTTTCAACTATCCCTAGCACAACTAGAGATTAACAAGAGAGAAGCAGAGAACCCCAGTCTATATGTCTCAGGGTGGCGACCAAACATTGGTTGGACTTGTGGTGTAGCTTTCCAGTTACACTTTGTAGTCTTCCCTATAATTAACTTCATCTTAGTAGCCTTAGGGCAAAAAGAGGTTAACATTAGTTTTGACATGACTACTCTATTGACAGTCTTAGGTGGCCTATTGGGTATCGGTGGACTAAGAACCTATGAGAAGATCAAGGGAGTCACAAGATGACATTTAAACTCTCTAGCAAGTCTTTAGAACGTCTCCAGGGTGTTGATGAGAGATTGGTAAGAGTAGTAAAGAGAGCTATAGAGATCACACCAATTGACTTTAGTGTTCTTGAGGGTCTTAGGGCTCTTGAGAGGCAAAAGCAGTTGGTAGCTGATGGTTTCAGTCAGACTCTCAAATCAAAGCACCTTACGGGCCATGCAGTGGACTTAGGGTGTCTTGTTGATGGTAAGATAACCTGGGACAAACAACACTATGTAACATTATCTTTAGCTGTCAAAAAGGCAGCTGAGGAGTTACGTATCAATATCCGTTGGGGTGGGGATTTTAAGTCCTTCTTTGATGGTCCTCATTTTGAATTGATTTAGGAGAAACAATGGCAACTAAGAAACAAGCCACTAAAGTTGGTAAAGTAATGAAAGAATTTAAAGCGGGAGGCCTACACTCTGGTAAGGGCGGTCCCGTGGTTAAAAGCCCTAAACAAGCTGTCGCTATTGCAATGAGCGAAGCTGGCATGGCTAAACCAAAGAAAAAGAAAAAGTAATACACAGGCAGTCTCTAGGTAACTCTAGTGGCTGCCTTTTTTTTCTTAACTGTATCTCATTATATACAAATACCCCCAAAATGTATAATATACGATACAAAAAAAAGCCCCGCAATTAAGCGAGGCAGTTGTGTTTCTCTGATGTGGCTTGTACAGCCTCCAACAGTTTATCATCAGCTATGTGAGCATATCTCATAGTTGTTGTGATCTTGGAGTGACCAAGCATCCTTTGGACCACTGCAATGTTACCAGTAGTGTCTAACATACGGGTAGCTGTAGTGTGTCTTAGGATGTGTAATACAAAGTTCTTATCGTTCTCTAGTCCCATGGCTTTCTTAGCCTTCAGCCACTCTTTATGAATCCTAGTGACATCAGGCTTATTACTTAAGAAGTCTTTAATCAATACCTGGGCTCTTTGGCTCATTGGTACTGATCTAGGCTTACCAGTCTTAGTCTTCCATAGACGGATATAACTACCATCAACATTATCAGGAGTTAGGTTCAGTAACTCACTACGTCTCATACCAGTCTGTAATAATAACTCACAGAACACTGAGACATCTTTAGGTAACATTGATAATAACTGTAGTTCTTCTTCTTTAGACAGCCAACGAACTCTCTCGTTATCTTCTTTATTCCAAGAGAACATAGGCATCTTAGCAAGCCAATCACGATCATGGGCATACTTAAGTAGCTTGTGCATAGATGATAGCTTACGATTAACCGTAGCTGGAGAGACACCAAAGGAAATCTTATTCTTGTAATGATCAATCATATCCGTACTGATCTCATCAAGACGTGGGTTACCTATTATCTTCTCAGCGTCCATAAGGTGTGCTGAGGAAATCTTCACCATAGCTCTAGATGTCCATAGGGCTGGTATAGCTCTTCTATAGAGTTCTCTGAAGGTTGCTGGTGGGGTTGTTTTCATGGTGTCTCTCCTATAAAGTAAATCTAGTATAACATTAAAACGGGGCATCACCAACTATTTTAAATGGGTCTGGTTTTGGCTTCATAGGTATAACCTCTAAAGTCATCTCCTTATCCATAAAATGTATGGCTTCTTCCCTAGAGTCAAACACTCTTAGGGGGCCGTCTTCATCCTTGACTAGATACCTTTTGCTCATCTTTTTCTAACTCCGTTAACAATGCACGTCCATAGTTTACTATAAAATCACCTAAATCAACAGTGCCTGTGCCATCTTCGGCTGTAGTAACACCGCATTTCTTAAGATCATCAGGCATATTATCACAGATGTCAAGCAATTCTTGGTTTGTAAATTCTCTCATGTTTATTGTCTTTCTTAAAAGTAATAGTTAATATTTAGACGATTTATGGAACTGCCACATTAGATTACCTAAGGCATCCACGAGACTCTCATCATTCTTAAGGTCATCCTTACCCAATGTATTAAACATGGCATGGAATAACTCATGGTAAAAAGTGATAGCCTTAAGGTCCTCAGGCTTCAGGTCCTTATCAATCCAGACCTCAGCTGCATCATAGTGGGTGAGGCCATGGGCCCCAGCCTTACTGATACCTTCCTTGATGAGCACCTTGAATGTGGCTCCTGCTAGATCAAACTGCTTAGGTATTTTAAATTGCTTCATTCTTTCTCCAATCGTTTGATCTCACGTTCAATATACCACTTGGCTTTACGAAGATCCTCTAAGGGACTGTTATGCTTATCATTTGCCCGCCAAATATACTTTACTGCATTTCCCAGGCAAAACCCCATATATTCAGTCACTTGGATACACTCGATACCGC